AACAGGGCATCAGCAAACTGCTCTTTGTCGTTCACCCTGTCCGATTGCAGGACATCGTAGGCGTCAATCAGGCTGATAACGCCCTCAAAATCGCCCGTCTGGGATGAGTTGTTCCAATACTCGACCATCGGCACATAAGGAAAATTATGCGCGTAACGGGCCGTTTCAGCGCCTACAGCCCCGCCTGTTCCGACAGCGTACTCAATCGCTTCGCCCGGCGTGTACACCGTGTATCGCGTGACGTTCGCTTCACCCTTGCTGTTGACTTCAACCAGCCGATAAACACCGAACAGGGGCAAACCCTCCGCATCGTTTGAGTACACCACAAAGGCGTTCTGCGGGTCAAGCGCAGTCGTGCGCGGTCTTGCCTGACTGTCAGCGTACACCAACTCAACGCCGCGCCCGTAGACGGCTTGATTGAGCGCAATCTCCGCATCAATGCTGCCGACATCAGCGGCATCATATGCATCCTGCACCGCCTGTAACGCCTGTTCATTGTCGCTTGAGTACTGCACAGGGTCACCAATCAGGTAGCCCGATGTCATTGTGGCGATGTAGGCAGGATAACCATGCATTAGCCGGTTGTTCGGCAAGCCCGTGGTGCGCATCCGCTTTGTGATGGAGGATAGCCCGACATAGTACTCATGCAGTTTCGCAAGCCGCGATGCCTCAAGGTCGAACTGCTTCACGCAGTCATTGATGCTGTCCCTGTCAAGGACCATGTTTTTGTCCCGTGTAATCAATTTCTCACAATCCTTTCAGGTTGAGCGCTGTGGCATATCGTGCGGTTGATTCATGCTCTAAGCAGTAGCGCAGGGCATCAATCAAGTGGTTGTTCCTGTCCTCAGGCACCCGCATACTTTGCCCATCCTTGTCCTTGCGCCATTGGTATAACTGGAGTTCGTTTTTCATGTGCTGGCACCTCACATCCACTATGATTTCGTGCCCCTGCAGCCACTGTATGCCGTGCATCACGCTATCCGGGCCTTTCTTTGCGCCCACGGCACGGATGCCCAGGTTTTGCAGTTCCTTGATTGATTTAGGTTCGGATGAATCACAGGTGATGTAATGCCCTCCAACCCACGGCTTGAGTGATTCAGCGAGTTGGCTGTTTGTCATGCCCTTTTCGTGCAATTCGTCCAGGATGTAAATCTTTTTGCCAGCCCTGTCATAATGCACTTTGACGGCGGCGGCAGGGTCGCTTGAAAAGCCGAAGTCCAGCCCGAACAAGGGCTTGTCCGTGTTCATCTCGCTCAAGTCCTCGGTACGCCAGTTGCGGAAGATGACATCGCCCAGGACACCCCAATTTCCAAGCGAATAAACCTCGCGGTAATACTCGTCCTGCTCGTTCTCAAGGGCAAGGCGGTCATCGTCCGTCAAAAAGCGGTTGTCCTTGTAGGTGGTCTTGAGGATGCTCAGCCCGTCATCGTGATACTCTGTCGCCCCGTCCTGCCAGTTGCCAAAGAATTGCCCGAAAATCCAATGCTCCTTATACACGGGATTGAATGACATCGTAATGCGCTTGGGGTGTCTGCTTTCGCCGCGCAGGCGCTTCTCCAGTTGCTTGTAATCGTCGTAGGAGGTTTCAGTGGCTTCTTCAATCCAGATGTCGGTGAGAACGCCATTCGCGGGCGTGATTGACTTGATTTTCTCAACATCGTCAAGGCCGGCAAACAGGATTTGCGCGCCGTTGTTGGTTGCTGTGATAATCATTTCCGTCTTGCTGATGGTGAACCATTGCTTGTACGGCACTTTGCTTATAGCCTTGACTATCTCATTCCAGCATGAGCCTCTCAGCGTCCTTGCGACATTGCGTAGAACTAAGGTGTTCCTGCCTTGTACGGTATCGGCAACTATCCGCTGTGCAATAAAATAGGACTTGCCAGACGATGCGCCGCCGAAAAAGATTTGGACTCGCGTATCATCCTTGAGGTAATCAAAGTAGGCATCGTTTACATACTTTGGCCTTGCCTTAATCGTCATCATCGGAACACATCTCAAGGCTGAAATCACCGACAAACCCATGCGTCAGGTTCATGTTGTCAGTTGGCTTGCCGTTGGCGTACTCAAGGATTAACTTGGCGCACATGAACACATCGCCGGGCTTGCTTGCCGGATTCTCCATAATCTCGATAATCCGCTCAAGGGCTGGCACGGACTTTCTCTGTACCAACTCCTTGAACGGCTCGGGCACTTTAGGGCGGCCGCCGGGATTGCCGCTCTTGCCTTTTACAAACTGCCCTGTTTTAGTCCTGTTCTCAGGCAACCCCATTCACCACCTTTCTATGCTTCGTCAGTCCGTTATAAGCCCGTGGGTGTATGCGTTTTCAAGTTCACTTAACGGAATAAGAAAACCGTGCGTTGTTTTTCCAGCGTCCGTTTCCACAACGATGCTTTTCACCTTTTTCCCAACCCGCTTGATGTAATCAACCACGCGCTCCCTCAACACACTGAAATTGAAAATGTAGATTTCGCCTGTTTCGGGTAGCGTGTAGAACAAATAGTCGGCTGGCGTCTTGATTGCCCATCCGTAGTCAAATGTCGCTGTGTTGTGGTAAATCCTCATGGTTTCAAAGCAGATGTTTTTCGTCTTGTGCGCGTTATAGTCTGCCTTTACCTCGCACAAGTAGGACGCGCCTGTCTGCGTTTGAAACACGAAGTCAACATCAAGGTTTTGCATCGTCTTGTTGGAGCGAACATCTATGACTTTGTAACCCTTGCGGTCAAGCCATTCGTTCACGGCGACCTCTCCAACCTTGCCTTTGTCCATCATTTCTCCGTCATAACTTCGCTCTTGTCTGTCACTCATACTTCCCAACCTCATTGCCCCACTTGACCCACCCATTGCGCGGCGTGTTACGGGCGAACAGTTCAACATATTTCAATCGCGGGTACATTGCCTCAATGAGTTCGTAGGTGCTTTCTGGCTTTTTGCTGTGGATGTTGTTTGAACCAGTCATTACGCTGGAAGGCTTGTCGCCAATCGGGAGCATTGAGCCGTTTGTTCCTATGAGGAGCAACTCGTGCTTTCCATACACATAGAATCCAAGATTGATTTGCCTGTCCTTGACCCAAGCAATATTTGTCTTGTACTCAAAACCCCATGTTCCCATAAGTTCGATGGCCTCTTTGAGCAACGGATTTGTTGCCCACATGAACATCACGGCGTTGTCCGCCCTCATGTTCTTAACAGGCATCGCCCTTAGTTCGTCCATGCTCATCGTCGGGTAGTGCTGTTCCGCGCTACTGTTGAATCCGCTGTTGTTGTATTGCCACGGCGGGTCGCAATAAACCACCTGAAACACGCCGTCAGGCAAGTGTGTCGGGTTTTGCAGTTCATCGCGCCGTTCGTCTGCTTTGGTTTCTTTCTCTTTCGCCTTTATCTTTGCCAGCACAAATGAACGGCTTACAATATCATCGTTCTCGCGGGCTTCAACTTTTGCCTGTGCCACCACTTCGGGATGCTTGGCAAGGGTTTCAAGGCGGTTGGCTTGCATTTTGTCAAAGCCGATTTCTTTCAATGCTTCAAACTTCGTAACAGCGTTGTTACTATGTTCTACATCTGTCCTTGCGCCCTGCGCTGTAGGCATCTCCGCAATCAACTCGCCCAGTTTTACCTCTGCGTCCAGCACCATCTCGGAAATCTGCTGTGCTTCTCCCAACTTCTGTTCGCGCACTTCCTGCGCCAGCCCAAGCCGATTGATTGCCCTCATTTCTGCCCGAACCGCCGCCATCCTGTCGCGCCCAATCAGTACGAACTTGGCAAGGTCATCCATCGTTGCGGGTAGTTGCGTGTTCTGTGTTGTTAGTGTCATGCCCATTCCTTTCTCCCCATCCCCCGAATAAATAGGCATAGAAAAGGGACGCGGGAATGGGACGCGTCCCTATCGGATGTACAGTCCGTCTATGCCGTTTAAACGCTTGCGCGATTAAACCTAAATCACCGCTTCGAACCTGTATTTCGTGCCGCACAGCAGCAGTTTGTTTGCCCCTGCCTGTGCCGTTGGGCTGTGCATTTTCTCCACCTTTGACTTCTTCTCTACGTCATAGTTATGCCCGGGCCTTGTGCAGATGTCGCACTCGCACTCATGCGGTTCAAGCTCACAGGTCGGCTTACATTGCCGGATATACGTGACAATATAATTGCGGTCGCTGATAAAGACGCTCAGACAGTTGTTACACAAGGTCAATTCCATTGCGCCCTCCCTCAGACCCTTTCTCTCCGTCCAATCGCGCTAATCCGCCCAATAGAATTAGCGCGGAAGGGCTGCAAGCAGTTGTAACACAATGTTAATACCATGCCGCGCCCTCCCAACGAAAAACCGCCCCTTGACTTCGGGCGGCTTCTAAATCTCCTGACTTTATTAAATCACATCTGTTTGCGAAAAGATAGGTAGTTTTTGGTAGGACTTTCAAAGATGGCGCTGAACTCCGCCACGGCCTCGCGCTTTAGGTCCACCCTGACGTAGTGCTCGTTGTAGCCCATCAGGTCCGCGATGGTTGCCCACTTCAGGTTGTTCAGATAGCGTTGGAGTATCAGCGTCTTGCACTTGGGCGACTGCATCCGCTCCACCACAGCCAAGGCGCGCTCCTTCCGGTCCACCAGTTCGTCAATCTTGCGGTTCACCCGCGCCTGCAGCCGTTCAATCCTCCGCGCCGCCTCCCCGGGGGTGATCATGTCAGCCAGCTGCACCCCCAGCGCCTCTGTTTTGCTCCCCGCGCTGTGCTGCACGCAGACCCCGGTCAGCGCCGCGTTGCTCATGGCCCGGTCCAGGATGTCCTGGCGCTGCTCCTCCAGTCGGGTGCGCGTGTGGTCAAGGGCGGTGATTTCGTAGTCCAGATGTCGGATGGAGTTCAAGAATTGTTCTCCACTCATGCGATTTTATCCAACTGCCGTAGCATCGTCCGGGCTGGAATGTCGGTCAGCATCCTGAACCACCTGCCGTGGAAGAAAGACAATAGGTCGTCCAGGCTGATTTTCTTGCCATCTACCACGATTTTACGCCCCTTCCTCACCATTATGTAGTCGTTACAGGCTTGAAGCACGATGGCCTTTGCCAACCCGTCTATCCCGTCAAACAGCAACTTGTCCTCTCGTAACATCATACGCCTCCAATCGGTTCATTCTCATGTACAACTCGGTCTTGTAATTCTGCTGTTTTCGCGTTGTTCCACTGCTCTGTTTTCTGCAGGTAGCCGGTGATGCGCCGGATGC